CATGGAGGGCGAAGAGCTAGAGATCGTAATCGAAAACCCCGAGGCTGTCAGCATAATGGACGAAGACGGTGGTATGACTATCGACTTTAGCCCCGAAGCCTCTGGGCTAATGGGGGTTCAGCACGACTCCAACCTAGTTGAGTTTATGGGTCAGTCAGACCTTGATGCCTTGTCAAGCGAGCTTGTTTCTCAGTTTGAAGCAGACAGAAACAGCCGCGCAGACTGGGAAGATGCCTATATTCGTGGTCTTGACTTGTTGGGTCTAAAGTTTGAAGACCGATCAACACCTTGGGAAGGTGCCTGTGGTGTGTTTCACCCCATGCTGTCGGAGGCGGTTATCCGCTTTCAAGCGCAAACCATACAAGAGATTTACCCTGCAAGCGGGCCTGTTAAGACCTCCATTGTCGGAAAGATCACCGATGACAAGACAAAGCAGGCGCATAGGGTTCAGAACTACCTTAATTACTTAATTACACAACGCATGACCGAGTATCGGACGGAGACAGAAAAGCTACTGTTTTCTTTGCCAATCGCGGGATCTGCGTTCCGCAAGGTGTATTTTGATCCTAATATGGATCGACCCTGCGCAATGTTCGTGCCAGCAGAAGACTTTGTGGTGAGCTATGGCGCGTCAGATTTGACGACGTGTGAGCGTGCTACCCACATAATGAAGAAAACTTCCAACGAAATCAGGAAGTTGCAGGTTGCAGGGTTCTACAGCGATATCGATCTGCCGCCTCCGGCACCCGATATTTCTGAGATCCAACAGAAGTACAACAGGCTGACAGGCGACTCGGAAAACTACGAGTTTGATAATCGTCACGTCCTGCTTGAGATGCACGTCGATATTGACCTTATTGGATTTGAAGATGCGGATCGCGGGGAGCCTACGGGCATTGCGTTGCCGTATGTGGTTACCATTGACAAGTCATCAAGAACAATACTTGCAGTCCGGCGCAACTGGTACGAGGACGACCCCAAGAAGTTAAAGCGGGATCACTACGTTCACTACCAGTACTTGCCCGGACTTGGCTTCTACGGCTTCGGTCTAGTGCATATGATTGGCGGACTGTCTAAGTCAGCTACATCGTTGCTAAGACAGCTTGTAGACGCTGGAACGCTTGCCAACCTACCGGGGGGATTGAAATCTCGGGGACTCAGAATTAAGGGTGATGATACTCCCATCATGCCCGGAGAGTTCCGAGACGTAGATGTTCCGGGTGGCGCAATCCGCGACAACATCTCGTTCCTGCCGTACAAGGAACCCAGCAACGTGCTATATCAGTTGCTTGGCGATATCGTACAGGAAGGGCGTAGATTCGCATCAGCGGCGGATGTAAAAGCCTCAGACATCAATGGCGAGGCGCCGGTTGGCACCACACTTGCTGTGCTTGAGCGAGAGATGAAGGTGATGAGCGCGGTTCAAGCCCGTGTCCATGCCGCTGTTTCGCGTGAGCTGAGTATTTTGACCGAGATCGTTCGGGACTACGGGCCGGGAGTTTACCCGTATGACCTTGATGACGGTCAGGTAATGATCGAAGATTTTGATGATCGGGTAGATATTATTCCGGTTAGCGACCCCAACGCGGGCACGATGGCCCAGCGCATTATGCAATATCAAGCGGCACTACAGCTTGCCGCGTCTGCGCCTCAGATGTACGACCTACCTCTGCTTCATCGACAGATGCTCGATGTACTGGGGATTCAAGACGCCGATAAGATTGTTCCTACCGAGGACGACTTAAAGCCGACAGATCCCGTCACAGAAAACATGAATATCCTGAATGGAGAACCCGTCAAGGCGTTTATTTATCAGGACCATGAGGCGCACATCCAAGTCCATATGGCGGCTATGCAGGATCCAGAAATACAAAAACTGGTTACCAAGGCGCCAAACGCAAAGGCAATGCAGGCGGCAATGTCTGCTCATGTGGCAGAGCACGTCGCATTTGCTTATCGCGCCAAGATTGAGCGGGAGTTGGGAGTAGAGCTTCCCGGCCCAGATGAAAAACTGCCGGAGGATATTGAACTCCGCATCTCTAGGCTGGTTGCCCCAGCGGCAGATCAGGTTACCGGCAAAGCCAAGATGATGGCTCAAGCCGAGCAAAACGCCAAACAGCAACAAGACCCAATTGTTCAGATGCAACAGAGAGAGCTGGCTATCAAAGAGCAAGAGGCAATGGCTAAGGCGCAAACCGAGATGGCCAAGATACAGGTCGATCTTGAGAAGTCCCAAAACAAATCAATGCTTGATCTCCAGAAAATGGAGCAACAAGAGCGCATAGAAAGCGCACGACTCGCATCCAAGATGGCTACCCAGCAAGGGAAAGATGAGTCGCAAAAAGAAATCGAAGGATTTAAAGCCGGTTTCAACACCATCAGGGACTTGATTGATGACTAAAAAAGCAAGCAACAACATGTTGCAGGCGCTTCAAACTGAGTATCGCGATCACATGAACGAAATCTCAGACCATATTGCGGTCGGCGGATGTAAGGACATGGAGGAGTATTCGCGATGTGTGGGGATCATTCAAGGATTGGCCTACGCAGAACGCGCACTTCTTGATCTCAACGAACGAGTAGAACGCGACTAATTCGCTACACGGTGTAGTGCATGGTGACGCCAGACGCCTAACTCTGGTGCAGGAAAGGAACTATGACTGAAGAGCAAAAGACTGCTAGTCAACTACCTGAACCGAAAGGTTACAAACTGCTTATAGCCCTACCGGAACCCGATGAGAAGACGGTGGGCGGCATACTCAAGTCAAAGCAAACAATGGATATCGAAGAGATCGGTTCTATTTGTGGTTTTGTCATGAAGATGGGTCCAGATGCATACAACGATGCAAGTCGTTTTCCAAATGGCCCCTATTGCGAAGAAGGCGAATGGATATTGATGCGCTCCTATAGCGGAACGCGATTCAAGATTCATGGAAAAGAATTTCGCCTAATCAACGACGATAGCGTCGAAGCAGTTGTACAAGACCCGAGGGGGATTGAGAAGGTATGAGTGAAGAGCAAATGGAACAGCAGGAACACTCTGCTGAAGAAAAGTTTTTTGGGGTCAAGACGGTTATTGGTAAGAAGCCGGATGACGAAGGTCAAGTTTCTGACATAGATGTAGAGGTAATAGATGACCGGCCCACAGAGGACCGTCGCCCGCCCGCCAAGGAAGCCAAGGCGGATCCAAGCGATGACGAAGAGCTGGAGGGTTACTCCGATAAGGTCAAAAAGAGAATTAATAAGCTCCGCTATCAACAGCACGAAGAGCGCCGTCAGAGGGAAGAGGCAGAACGTCTTCGCGAAGAGGCTATCAAGGTTGCTCAACAGTATGCGGAGCAGAGCAAGCAGTATCATAAGATCATTCAAGAAGGCGAGCAGTATCTGGTACATCAGATACGAGAGCGAGCGGCTATGTCTGTTGATCAGGCTAAGAATAGCTATCGACAAGCCTATGAAGAAGGTAACACAGACAAGATTCTAGAAGCGCAAGAAGCAATGATTAATGCGCAGTCAGAGTTAAAGTCTGCGGATCATCAATTAAATCATATCCAACGGCGCCCTCAACAGGCTCCAGAGGAGTTCAAACCGGCGGCAACGCCAGCTCAACGGCCTGAAGTTGGGCCAAAGCCCCCGACTCCCTCGCCCAAGGCGGTGATGTGGTCAGAAAAAAATCCTTGGTTTGGACAAGAAAAAGATATGACCGCGCTGGCTTACGGCGTGCATGAAAAGTTAGTTCGGGATGAGGGCTTTGACCCTAACTCGAATGAGTACTTTGAGGCCATTGATCGCACTATGCGGTCAAGGTTTCCAGACTACTTCGGAGAAGAAGACAGTGGCTCAGGTGAAGCGTCTCAGGGCGAACAACCTTCCTCGACTTCCCGAAGCCCCTCCGTGGTGGTGGCCCCTTCCTCTAGGAATAACGGTGCCAAACCACGCAAAGTGAGGTTGAGCCGCACCCAACTCGCTCTCGCAAAGCGACTAGGGTTAACCGCAGAACAGTATGCCAACCAGCTCATTAAGGAGTCATAACATGGCAGAACAGCGCACAAAAAGGGACTCAGAGTCCAGAGAAGTTGAACAACGACCATCCGATTCGTGGATGCCAGCCTCCGTATTACCAACTCCTGACCCTATAGATGGGTGGGTATTCCGTTGGGTACGCACAAGCACATTAGGCCACGCAGACAACACGAACGTCTCTCAGAAGTTTAGGGAGGGATGGGTTCCAGTAAAGTCTGAAGATCATCCAGAAATGGAAGTCATGTCTGATATCAACTCCCGATTTGAAGGGAACATTGAGATCGGCGGCTTGTTACTGTGCAAAGCCCCAGAGGGCAAAGTCCAGCAACGAGAAGAGTACTTCCAGAACATGGCTGAAACCCAGATGGATTCTGTGGACAACAACTTCCTCAAGCAAAGTGACCCCCGAATGCCCGTTCTTAGTCCTGAGCGGTCAACTCGGACTACATTTGGTCGGAACTAACCTCTGTAAAACGGAGGGGCACCGGCCTTTAACTCTCGTAATGGAGAATCAAAATGGCTACATCAGCTACTCCGATGGGTGCGGAACCCGTAGGCACGCTTAGTGCTTCCGGCTCCTTCACCGGAAAAGTACGCCATATAAAGGTTGCGTCTGGCTATGCCACTAGCATCTTTTATGGTGATTTCGTTAAGCTGGTTGCGGCTGGTACGGTAGAAAAGGCGGCAGTTACGACTTCCGTTGTGGCAGGCACTGTCGGCATTTTTGTCGGCTGTTCCTACACCGATCCCGGTACCGGGCAGTTAACCTTCAACCAGCTCTGGCCTACCGGCACGGTAGCGGCAGATGCTATGGCATATGTCGTTGACGACCCTAAGCTTCTGTTTCAGATGCAGGGTGACGAGGCAATTGCTCAGACTGGTCTGGGTAATAACGTCTCGGCTGTCAGCACGGCTGGTTCAACGGCTATCGGCAGGAGCAAAAACGCTCTTGACGGCGGCTCTGTCGCAACAACCAACACGCTTCCGCTTCGTATCATTGACTTCGTGGACGGTCCTAACAGTGCAGTAGGTGATGCTTTCACCGATTGCATCGTGACGTACCTGCCCTTGAGTCATGCCTACGAAACCAAGCTCGGCGTTTAAGGAGAACTAGGAAATGGCTATTTCACGCGCACAAATGCTGAAAGAACTGCTCCCCGGTCTGAACGCCTTGTTCGGATTAGAGTATGAGCGGTATGACGATGAGCACACGATGATTTATGATACTGAATCATCAGAGCGTTCATTTGAAGAAGAAGTAAAGCTGTCCGGTTTTGGTGCCGCACCAGTTAAAGCTGAAGGCGCCGCCATCAGCTATGACTCGGCGCAAGAGTCGTTTACGGCTCGCTATAACCACGAAACAATTGCCTTGGGCTTCAGTATTACTGAAGAGGCGATGGAAGATAATCTTTATGATTCTCTCTCTGCTCGCTACACCAAGTCATTGGCTCGCGCTATGGCACACACCAAGCAGGTTAAGTCGGCTAACCCACTCAACAACGGGTTTACGACTTTCCAATCTGGTGACGGCGTAACACTGTTCAGCACAGCTCACCCGCTGGTAAACGGTGGCACTAACGCCAACCGTCCTGCCGTAGCGGCTGATCTGAATGAAACCTCCTTGGAAGATGCAGTGATTAACATCGCGGCATTTACTGATGAGCGTGGCTTGCTGATCGCGGCTCGACCCCGTCGTTTAATCGTTCCACCCTCGCTTCAGTTTGTAGCAACTCGTTTGCTTGAGACTGAGGGTCGGGTTGGCACGGCTGACAACGACATCAATGCTCTTCGCAACAACGGTTCAATCCCAGAAGGCTATTCTGTCAATCACTTCCTGACTGACACGAATGCGTTCTTCTTGATTACCGATGTACCGAACGGCATGAAGCACTTCAACCGTACTGCGTTGGAGACTTCAATGGATGGCGACTTTGATACTGGTAACGTCCGGTACAAGGCTCGCGAGCGATACAGCTTCGGCGTATCCGATCCTCTGGGAATCTACGGCTCGCCCGGAACTTCCTAAATTACAGGGGGCTTCGGCCCCCTTTTCTTTCCTGACTAATTGTTCCATGTGGAACATTAGACTCACCCAAGACAGGAGAACCTCATGGGTACTACTACTTTTTCTGGCCCGATTAAGGCTGGAACCATCAAAGACACCACCGGCACCACTCTGGGTTCTAACGTAAAGAACACCGGACAGGTTGTCATGGCGC